TCATTTTTATCTATCATTTCTTTGCAACCACCACAAGTAATTGCTGACCAACAAAAGTGATAAACTCTATTAGTATCATTGCAATTTGGACAATATATTGCTTTACCATTAAACTTACTTGCTCTAGTATATCTATTTACTTTTGACATCATCTTAAATTTATTATTATTGGTGAATTATTATTTTTTTTGTAGTGCTTTAAGTATTCTGGTTTTAATTCTGAATCCCAAGAATCTTGACATTGCCATCCATAAGTCTTAAGCATTTCTTCAAACTTTCTAAAAATCTGTAGTTCTGTACCTACTACAATTACTGACCTATTATTATAGCTTAAATCATTACTGAAATGACCTGATTCTCTATCATAAGTATTAATTCCAGTCTGTAAGTATTGAGGTTTTAAATACCATTCTTCAGCTATTACTTTCTTGTTGTCTAACTGATAGCCCATAAAGTCAGAATAGCAAGGCTCATTATAATCTATGTAAGTAGTGTCTTCTAAATATTCAGCGTCTTGTATTGTCATCTTAAAATCTTTTTGAGTTATCCTGCGAATTATAGTAAGCAGTTTTGACTTTAATAAATAAATCTCTAACGACTTGAAACTTTAATATATTAAGTCCATCTTCAGTTAATACTGTATTGTCAGGTAATAGCTCAGGTTTATTAGTTTGTACGTCTAACAGGCTAATAATAGCTTCTGGCTTTGTTGTTGCTTCTTTCATTTTAAATTCCATTATCTTAATCCTAAAAAAAGTTCTAAAAGCGTAATAGACGCTAGTAGTATATATAAACAGCCAAAAAGACCTGCTATTCCTAAAAGTGTTGAGAGTAAATTTTTCATCTTAATTGTATTGTGGGGGTTTTTACACCCCCTGATTAAATTATATTGTTTTTATTTCTGCTAGTTGCTTATGAGCTTTTAACATTTCTTTTCCAAAAAGAACAACCTCAGAAAAATTATCCCTTAGGCTTTCTGTTTTAATAGTGCTATCTTCATCTAACCAATTTAATATAAATCTCATATCGTGTGTTAGGTGGTCACTATTTATTCTTAAAGTATGACCTGCAGTAGATAATTTTACTTTTAAATTTTCCCCTAGTTTATCTAAGTTTAATTCTAAGTGAACAATTTTTATCATTAAATTTGTTGTGTCAATTTTTGATAAAGTTAATTTTGCTTTTTTCATTTTCTTTTTCTTTTTAGTTAAATTTGTTTTATTGGGTTTTGTTTCCCTTTTGATACTGCAAATGTAAACCTTTTAAGTTACTCACACAATTATAAACAAGTTTATTTACAAAGTTATTAACAATTTAGGTGTTTACATCTAGGACAATCTTTATAGCTTGTCTAGTATATTAGTATTAAAAATAAAAGAAAGTGCCTAAAAAGGCTATACGGAGTGCTAGAAATAGTGTACTAGCCTTGCTATTTGTCCTGATTCTTTGGAATGTATAAATCCTTCTACTGCTTTCTGTACTCCACAGAATCCTTTTCTATTATGCCAGGAATCTGTACCACTTGGTGAACGCATATATTCAACAGTTACACCTATAAAGTCTTTAGCATCTAGCCATTTATATTTAACTTTATGATGTATATGGTGAAGATACCAATATCTGTATTTAGTTTCTGCCCACATTAATGGTCTATCGTTAGCCATTAACATAGGTAGCTTATCCATCTTAGCACCATCTCCGTGTTCAAGTCCTATAAGATTAGAGCCATACTTGTAGTATTTTCTGTGTGCTACTGAAATATCAAAAGTTACATCTTTAGTATTTCTGAACCAAGACTTTAAAGAGTGTGCTAAATGAAATCCACTTTGATAATCGTGATTAGACATTGAGTGTACTACATCTACAGGTGCTACTTGTCTTAATATCTCAACACATTTAACATAAAGCTTTAAAGCAACTTCAAAGTGTTGCCACCATTTACCATCTGCATCTTGTGGAGTTCCTGCTGTTGTTGTATTATAGACATTGTCAATATGTAAAATGTCATTACCTACACAGAATAATACTCTATCTATACTAAACCCTTGAGCCTTACTTATAAGACCTGTAACACCTTCTAAAACTCTATTGTATGCAATCTCTGTATTATAGTCATCACCAGTTTCTAATGCAACACCTAATTTACCTATATGAATATCAGCAGGGTTTATTACTAATAAGTGTTCACCTTTAACTCTTTTTATTTCAGGATAAGTAGGTGCGTGATTATCTATAAGAGCCTTAACATCTTCAAGTACATCATTTTGGTCAGTACCATATTGGTCTTTGGTAACTATAGAAAAGCGTAAATCACCCCCCATATTCTGCCAATGCTTAACGCTTACAATATCATTCTTATCTATACCTCTATCTTTAAGATGTATGTCTAAGGCTGTATTGCCGTTAATGTTTTGTAAGTCCTTTCCCCTGCTTTCATTGATTAGCTCAACTTCTTCAGGGGAAAGTCTTAGTCTTTTGCCTGACAAATTATTTCTTAGCTACGTCTGCTATTCCTTGACCAACAATAAGAACTAAGATTGCGTGATACAATTCTGTTGCAGTTGATGGGTCTACTCCTAAGAATGTAACGATTGCAGGAACTACTACTGAACTGATTGCGTACCAAAACTTCTTAGACTTTAACATCTGTCCGATAAGATACTTTTGAAAAAACTTTTTCATATTATTTATTTTTAATTATTAAGTTAATATTTTCACCTCCCAAATGTATTACTTCTTTGATTAATAAGTCCATAGCTAAGACAGAGTTATTAACAGCGTCCTGTTGGCTTCCTAGTCCTACTAGAATACATCCGCTTGTATCTTTAGGAAAGTTTCCTCTGTGAAATAATATCCAATCCCTATCAGGAACATCTTGAACTAGCAAATGAACATAGTCCCTAGTAGCTGATTCTCTTGGGAGTCTAAGTCTTACAGGATAAACCCCTTCAGGAATGCAACTTATATTCCTTTGATTGTTAAAGTAAGGTCTTTCTAAAGTATCGCAAATCCTTTCTCCATTTATAAAGAGTTCACCAATAGTTGATTCTTCTGAGAATGTATCTCTAATCAATAAGAGGTTTATCATTTTTTTTTATCATACTTAATGAATTTGTAGATAGTAAAAGTTATGGCTAAAACTAATGAAACAAGTGTTAAAACTTGATTAGCTTGACCTAAACTTAATCCTATTGCTGTACTATTTGCTAGTCCTACTTGTAAGCTGTCTTGTACTGCTTTCATTGGTTTTATTTTTAGGCTTTTTGTCCAAATAGGACTTTAGCTTAGTTATGTTAATAGGTTTCGTCTTGTAGTGTTTCTTCATTAATCAGAAGCGTTTAAAAAGTTTCTTAAAGTAAGTCTTGTTCCTTGTTGTGTCGGTCTTTCAAGGTTCATTCCATTATAGTATGCGTTCCTATCTGGATCAACGTCTGCACCTGTGTTTGTATTGTATTCAGGAAATAAAGAGTTATTATTACAGATGTAGTCTATTAGTCTTTCTGTGTAATATTCGGCTGTATTTCTAACCTCCTCACGTAAGTGTTGAGCTTCTTCTGTGCTTAATGCTGTTCCCGTTTCGCTTGTTTTGCTATATATGTTCCCGTTTTCAATCTTAAAACGGAGGAATGGAATACAATGGTAAAATGCCCAGTTTGGGAGCATATCCCCAATGTAGTCATCAACTAAAGTTTTATAAGCTGCATTTGCAACATCCCCTAAAGTTCCTGCAACAATTAAATCTTTAAGTTTTTGATTCAAGTCAGTACCAAGCTTAGTTTCCACATATAGCTTCTGTGCTTGACGGACATACGGCAATAATAGAGCTACATCAACATTCATATTTATTGCTGTTGAGTCCTTTAATTTATCTTCTGATATGAATAGTACATAGCTCATAATTATCTTGGTTTATTATATCCGTTATTTTTCATTCTTTGTGGTGCTATTGCTACTAGCTTGTCATTTCTTTCTGCTGTAAAACCTTCAGACCTTGCTTTAGTATAAGAAATTAATTGACTACTAGATATTTTACTCTTTGCTCCTCTTAGTGAAGTCTTATAAATTCTCCGCAAGAAGAAATGCCTGCATTGAGGGCCTCCTTTGTATAAAAATATATTATACTTTTGAGTTCCGTCTATTCCAAAACCTTTATTTACTACTTGGCTATTAGCATTAACTAAATCTTCCTTAGTATATATCTTTCTAGCAGCTACCATATCTCTGCAAAATTCTCTGCTTGTTCCTGACTTATTAGTCAAGAAGTTATCAGTAGCATATACATATCTAACTTTGTAATAGTCATTGTAAGACTTATTTACTCCATCTTGACTACTTCTTTTGTTTGGAGTAGATTTAACTGATGAAGCAAGTTCTATATTATTATCAGCTTCTTCATTCAATACCTGCTCAAAATCAAAGTCATTATGTTCTCCATCAACAACTTCTTCATCTATTAATTCCCAATCATCAGGCATATCTTCACCAAATTCTTCTATCCATTTAGAAAGTTCTGTAGCTTCTGTATGCCCTTCGCAAGCCATATAGACTGTTTTACCTTCATAATCGTGTTCGTGGTAGCCTTCACACCCTAAAGACTTTGCACTTGCTAAGGCTTCTTCTATGGTATCAAAAACAGGCTTTCCGTCTATCATACCAACTTTAGCAAAATCTAGAGTTTCTTCTTCTACATCTAAAGG